GTTTGGGAAGGTCTTTCTCCCAAAGAAAACAAGGGCTGTCAGTTTAGAACTTGTGTAAAGTGCGGCCACATTGAATACCGCACGACGAGGGCCTATCCGACTAACCGTGGTGGACATAAGCCCAAAAAGCCGGATTCACTTCCCAAAAGCGATGGCACCCCCGTTCCACCCACGTCTGGGCGGAGCGGAGACTAAATCTTAAGCGAGAGCGCCCTATCAAGAAGCTGGTGTGTGGCACCATTTCTCGCTACATGACCAAATGTCTGTAAACGGACTCTCGTGAAGAACTCTTGAAGGCGAGTTGAAGCCTTCGGAAAGGTCCGACGACCCCCCCGAATTCGGTTGTGTCGTCCTTATATTTAAAAGCGCATTCGAGAGGGTCCTTTTCTCGATGCGCATTTACCAATTACTAATAACTAATTACAGATACCGAATTACAAATAACTCAGCTATAACCTTATGGCAATTAACAAAGACCGTATCAAGAAGAAGCTTCAGAATCTCAGAAGCAGCGGGAGCAAATCTAATAACCTTTGGAAGCCTGACGAGGGAGACCAAATCGTTCGTCTCGTTCCTTACAGGTGGCAGAAGGACTTCCCGTTCATCGAGCTTTACTTTCACTACGAGCTTCCAGGACAGCCTAACTTCCTGTCTCCCATTTCTTTCGACGACGTAGAGACCTTCCCCGGCCCGAGCGAGCAGGCTGGCCAGTTCGTTGACCGAGAAGATCCCATCGCAGACTTCGCGAACGAGGTCCGTCGCGAGAAGGGACAGAAGGGTTACGAAATGTGGAAGACCTTGTTCCCGAAGCGCAGGACATTTGCCCCCGTCGTGGTTCGCGGCGAAGAGGATCAAGGAGTCCGGTTCTGGGGCTTTGGCAAGACCATCTTCGAGGAGCTTTTGACGAAGTTCAACGACGACGATTGGGGAGACCTTTCGGATCCGCACGAAGGCCGAGACATTAAGGTTACGTACATTCCCCGTGCTCAGTCCGACACCAACTTCCCGAAGACGAGGGTTGACCCGAAGCCCGTCACCTCTCCTCTCGCTGAGGGTGAAGACAAGCTTCGAGAGTTCTTCGACAGTCAGGTACCCATCACGGACGTCTTCGACGTTCCCACCGAAGAGGATCTCCAAGGCGCACTTGAGGATTACCTTCGAGGCGAAGACGAGGATGAAGAAGAGGAAGAGTCTCCTACCGCTTCTTCCTCTTCCAGCAGCAGTGGTGGTGGAAGCGACGACGAGTCCACGGATTCTGCCAACTTCGAGGACGAGTTCGACGACATGTTTGACTAAAGAGACGGGTAGTTTGTCCTCCTAAGAACGTCCAGAGGGGGGCGTGACCGCGTGGTCGCGTCCCCTTTTTTAATGAATCAACAATATCAAAACGACATATCAATATGGCAAATGAAAGAGACCTTACAACCGCAATATCTCAGTCAATCAACAGCAAGAGTTCAGGAGACAAAGGACGAAAGGTAGCATACAGGCTTGACGATAAAGAGAGCCCATCAGAAATCAAGCATTGGATTCCAAGCGGATCTACCGTTCTGGACACGATCATTTCTAACAAGCGCGACGGTGGAGGATTTCCTTGCGGAAAGATCGTCGAGATTTTCGGAGAAAGCGGAAGCGGTAAAAGCTTGATCGCGAGTCACGCCATGGCGAACTGTCAGCAGATGGGTGGTGCAGCGGTTTACATTGACACTGAGCACGCAGCAGACTTTGACTTTCTCCAGACCATCGGCATTGATCCTTCGGGCGACTTTCTCTACGTCGCTGAGAACAGGCTCGAAGACATTTTCGAAATGGTGGAAACCGTGATTGAAAAGACGAAGGAAAACGACGAGGATAAGCCAGTCACGGTTGTCGTTGATTCTCTCGCTGGAGCGGTTCCGAAAAACGAAATCGAGAGCAATTTCGAGCAGGAAGGGTACAACACCGACAAGGCCATCGTTCTCTCTCAGGCTATGAGGAAGATAACGGGCATCACGAGCCGTGAAGACGTTCTTCTTCTCTTCACTAATCAGGTGAGGGTCGATCCCGAAGTCATGTACGGCGATCCTCACGTCACGCCCGGTGGAAAGGCAGTTGATTTCCACGCCAGCGTCCAAGTTCACATGAGAGGATCGAAGTCCATCACGGACGGCGGAGAAGTTGTCGGAGCGGAAATCAGACCGAAGGTGGTGAAGAACAGGCTTGCTCCACCGGAGCGACGTTGCTCGTTCGATCTCTACTTCACGAACGGAATCGACGACTACAGTAGTTGGTGGCAACCTCTCAAAGATGCTGGCTACATGGATCACAACAGCGGTGGTTGGTACAAGGTTCGCAAAGACCCGGACGAGAAGGAGTATTACTTGAAGTCCGATCTCTACGAAGACGGCGACGACGAGCCTCTCAAGGTCCAGAAGGAGGGCGGATTCGCTAACAAGCTCCACAAGGACCCCGAGCTTCGAGAGGAAATGGAAAGGCTTCTCAAAGATACCCTAGTCCATGAGTACGAAGAGGGATGGGTTGACCGATCAGACACCGAATACCAAGGTGAAGGACAAGACTGATCGGCGGATGGGCCGTCCTACATACTAGGGCGGCCCTTCCTATTCAACTCCAAAGCTAACTTTTCTCATGAAAGACGAATATCAAAAGATACTGAATCGGGTTGAAGAGGCCCACGAGAACAAGTCCGATAGAGGGAAAAACGACCGTATTCTCACTATAGACGGTCTTAACACCTTTATCAGATCGTTCGCCGTATCTCCTACGAGAAACAACAAGGGCATTCATATCGGTGGTATCGGAGGTTGCTTGAAGTCCATAGGCAGCGCTATTCGCAAGTTTAGCCCCACCAGATGTATTGTTGTATTCGACGGAAAAGGTGGTAGCAAGCGTAGGAAAAAGATATTTGGTGGCTACAAGTCCGGTCGTAGTGGCACGGACTACAACAGGTACTACGATTTCGAAGACGAGGACGAAGACGAGGCTATGAGGCGAGAGGTTTTCCGCACCGTTGAGTACCTCAACTGCCTTCCCGTTACTCTCATGTCTATTGACCACATCGAAGCGGACGACGTCATAGCTTATCTTTCCAGGCAGGTTTACGAGGAAGACGAGCACGAGGTCACTATCATGTCAACGGACAAAGACTTTCTGCAACTCGTTGACGACAGCACGGAGGTGTGGAGCCCGACAAAAAAGACCGTGTACGGTCCCGAAGAAGTCGTGGAAGAGTACCAAGTTCCTCCACGCAATTTCGTGATCTGGAGAATGATAGACGGAGACAAGAGCGATTCTATACCCGGCGTTCACGGTATCGGTGAAAAGAGGGTCCAGAAGCACCTCGGAGAGATCGTGCATGACGAAGAGCCACAGACCGTTGATGACGTTGTTGAATTCTCTAAGGAAAGGCTCGATGAAAGCAGAATCTACGAAAAGGTCGTGGACAACGAAGATATTCTCCGCCGAAATTGGAAGCTTATGCAACTCTACGATGTTGATATTGGCGCGGAGAAGAAGGCCCAGATTATCGACATAGCGGAAGAAGACATACCGAAGCTCGATAAGCAGTGTTTTCGTGAGTTGTTCATGAAAGACCAGATGTGGGCCGCTATCAACGGAATGGACAGTTGGCTTAAGACCACCTTCGCTGATTTGAATAGAATGCGTAAACGAAATTAGTAGTGTATGAGTGAACAAAAGCTGTCAGAAAAATATGGCACTCGGTTTCAGATAAAGGCCATCGGAGCCATTCTTTCCGACAAGGCTTTTCTGGAGCGAATCATTGACATTTTAGAACCGCAGTATTTTGATGGGAAAGGAAAGCAGTGGATTGTAGGTCGCGTACTTCGATTCTACGAAGAGTACAAGGAGGTACCGGAACTTGAGTATTTTCAGACCGAAATCCAATCCGTGCCTTCCGATTCCATGCAAGCTTCGATTATGGAGAATCTTCGTAAGGCTTGGGAGAAAAAGAAATCTCCAGACCTCGATTGGGTGAAGGAGAATTTTCTCGAATTCTGCAAGCAGCAGAAGGTTCGAAAGACCGTCCAGGACTGCATCCCCCTGATTGATTCCGGAGAATACGGAACTATCCGCTCCAAGTTTAACGAAGCTCTTTCCGCTGGAGTCAGTCGAGAAGTCGGTCACGACTACATGGAGGACGTTGATTCCAGAATGGAAGGCGTTGCCCGTGACACGATACCTACTGGATGGCCAGTTTTAGACGATCAAGCTTTGGATGGAGGACTTGCTCCGGGAGAGATCGGAGTTCTTATGGGAGCCACGGGCTGTCACGCCGCTGGTACGGAGATCATGATGTACGACGGCACAGTCAAAAAGGTCGAGAATGTGGCGGTCGGTGACAAGCTCATGGGACCCGATTCCAGTCCAAGAGAAGTCAAGGAGCTTCGCCGGGGAGAGCAGCAGATGTACGAGATCACGCCCAACCGTGGTGGAGAGCCGTTCGTGGTGAACAAGGACCATGTGCTTT